TTCAAGGATCCACAGGTACAGCAACTCAAGGTACTCAAGGTATTCAAGGATCCACAGGTACAGCAACTCAAGGTACTCAAGGTATTCAAGGATCCACAGGTACAGCAACTCAAGGTACTCAAGGTATTCAAGGGCGCCAAGGTATCCAAGGTATTCAAGGACGCCAAGGTATCCAAGGTACTAGTGGATCTACATATTTAAATAGTGTTGGTAATGCCAATCAAGTTTTATATAAAGACTCTTCAAACATTGCTGTTACTTCTTCAAATTTAGGATTTGATGGAACTAATTTTTCTTGTGTAGGAACAATAAGTGGACTAAATGGAAACTTCCTTGTGGCAAATGATTCGGGATGTGCATTAGAAATATCAAGATCATCTGGATCATATATTGACTTTAAGAGAGGAACTGAAGATTACAATGTAAGAATTGATAACTTTACTGATGGTGCAATATCAATTACAAACTCAAGTGGAACAGGTATTTTGAGAGTTCAAAATGATATCATTGCGTTTGTTTCTGATATTAGACTGAAGACAAATATTAAAACTATTGATAACGCAGTAGATAAAGTATGTAAACTTCACGGATTTACTTATAATTTTAATGAAACCGCAGCAGAAATAGGATGGGATACTACTCAAAGACATATTGGTGTTTCTGCACAAGATGTTGAGAAAGTTGTCCCAGAGGCAATTAAAACAGCACCAATTTCTGATATCACTGAAATTGATTATATGACAGTTCAATATGAAAAGTTAGTTCCATTATTGATTGAAGCAGTTAAAGAACTTAAACACGAAATAGAAGAACTTAAAGGAGGTTAGTTTTTATGACTTTACCTTGTTCCCCAAATTCAATAGCAGCATCTCAAATTAATGCTGAGTTCTTTGACTCTGCACCGGTTGCATTGAGTGAATATAGAGGAAGAGCATATAATGGTGGAAATTTACCCGCATCTCCAAATCAAATTGCATATAGTGATTTTCGTTGTATATCAAGTCTTTATACTATAGATTTTCTTATTCTTTCTGGTGGTGGAGGAGGTGGTGATGGAAAGTATGACACAACGGGATCTCCCAGATACGGTGGAGTTGGTGGTGGAGGAGGTGCAGGTGGCATATCTTTTGGTAGTTTTACCGTGGCAAACTCTTCTGCTTCAGTTGCAATTACTGTTGGTGGTGGTGGAGCCGGTTCGGCAACTAGGGATATTCCTGGTTCTCCAGGGGCTACAAGTTCCATAAACTATGGGGCGATTTATGCTTCTACTGGTGGTGGAGGAGGAGGATCTGTAGATGCTAGACCAGGACAATCTGGAGGAAGTGGCGGTGGTGCTGGATCAAGATATAGATTGGATGGGGGAACTAATGTAAACACTTATACTGGAGGATCAGGAGTTTCGGGACAAGGAAATTCTGGAGGCAGTGGATATTCAAGAGATAATAATCTCAGTAACAGAGGTGGCTGGGGAGGTGGTGGAGGAGGATATGGTTCTGTGGGAAATAGTGCTGGTGTAGATAATCCTGGTGGTGGAGGTTCTGGTTATTCTCTAATTTCATTTATGGGAAGTGCTAGATGGAGAGATGCAATTGCAGGTGGTGGAGGTGGAGCAAAAAGAGGTGGTGGTACTATAGATGCAAGCTCTGCTGGTGGTGGAGTAGGTGGAGGTGAAAACACTGACTCCACTCCAGGTGAAGCAACTAGTGGAAGTGGTGGAGGTGGAGGAAGAGGTCCTGCTAACGACCCTGGTGCTACTGTTTCTTCGACAGGAAAAAGTGGTGGACACGGTGCTGTAATCTTAAGATACCTGGATACTGGATATGTGAGAGGTAGTGGAGGAGAAGGTCCTTATTATGCAAACGTTGGTGGAGTGAATTATGTCTTTCACGTATTTAAATCTGCAGGAAATTTTACCTTTACTACATAAACAATATAATTAATAGAAAATTATGGCACACTTCGCACAATTGGATGAAAATAATGTTGTCTTAAACGTTGTTGTAGTAGCGAATTCAGATACTGCAGATGAAAATGGAATTGAAAATGAAGAAATTGGAATTCAATTTTTAAAATCCGTTCTTGGTGAAAATACCATATGGAAACAGACAAGTTACAATAATAATATAAGAAAAAGATATGCTGGAATTGGATACATTTACAATGAAACTTTAGATGCTTTTATTCCACCTAAACCTTTTGATAGTTGGGTATTAAATGAAGAAACTTGTCTATGGGATGCCCCAACACCAAGACCAGAATTAACAGAAGAACAAATTGAATCTTACTGTTATTATGTCTGGAATGAAGAATTATATGTTTCCAGTGGAGACGGATGGCAATTAATTCAACCAGACCCAATTTCGGATGTGGCACAAGACCCTTGACACCCTACTCAAGACCCCCTATAATATGGGGGTAATCAACGAAACAACCCAATGAGCACTGCACAAGAAACCGTTGAAGGTATTGTAATTGATGTTTGCACCCGCACCTTTCTTCTTCTCAGCGATCAAGGCAGTGAGCGTCTGGTAGAGTGTGATACTGTTCAAGAGTTTATGAATGTCTTGGAAGTTGTAACTTCTCAACTTGAACCTGAGCAAATTGAGTATGCAGATCTTGCAATTTATGGTGAGTGATGCTATAATATAAATATCGAAAAAGAAAAGAATGGAAGTTTTCACGGTGGAAGAGTTTCAAGAACGTTTTGATGAACTAATTGAGAGAGTAGAAATGGGAGAGCATATAGGAATTGTGGATGAGAATGGAAAGGCAGCAGTTATGTTGCCTGCGGATGATGACCTCATACGAATATACACTGAGTATAACAACGAGGCATCATAAACCGCACGGGGATTTTTATGCCAGTCAGAACAGGTGTTCAGAGTCGTCTTATAAGCGATTTGCCCCAGATTAGGGCCTTTGGGAGGGATCGATACCCTCGGCTGGTATAACTCTAACTACATTAGAGTATAAATAAAAATGTTGGTTATCACAAAGCAAGAAAACAACGATTAAATTGATTCCCGTTTGGCTCTTTGGTGAAGGCGATCTGCTCATAACAGATAGAAGGTCGGATCGTAACCGACAACGGGTACTTGACCAATACAACTCTTTAAGTTATAATGGTCTTAAAAAATAAATATAAGATACGGGAGTAAACCCTATGTCTTATAAAATTACTCAATCATACTGCTGGTATAACAATGGCAGTATGATTGTGAAGATGTATTTTATCAGTGGAATTCCATTCACTTTTGATGAATTACCAGACGGTCATTTGTATGATGTAGAACTTTGTAGAGAAGCAGATAAACAGCGCACATTTGAACCAGACGATTTATACAGAAACTCTTTCTATCTGATAGATGAGGAAGCACATCCAATGTTGTTTCCTGTAGAATTGGAGAATCCAGAAGACCTTCCAGACGATTTTGAGTTTGAATATGGGGAAGATTTGACTTCATAAATAAAAGATAGCAATATCTTAGAAGTCATAATACAATGCCGCTGAACAAATTGTCGAATTTCATTAAGAATACTGATGGGCGCACACTGTATGTAAACCCAAACGATTTAGACGCTACAGATTCGATTACTAATACTGGTAATTCTCTTGCACAACCTTTTAAAACGATTCAGAGAGCACTTTTAGAAGCGGCAAGATTCTCTTTTGTGAATGGAAAGAATAATGATTTAGTAGAAAAAACAACGATTCTGGTATTCCCTGGTGAGCATCTAATTGACAATAGACCTGGTTATGCGATTTATGATAATAGCGGCACTGCCTATGCAGTTCCTCCTACTGGTGGTGTAGGATCTCCTGCACTCTCAACCCTTTCATTAGAGTTAGATTCTAACTTTGACCTTACACAAGAGGATAATATTCTCTATAAGTTTAATAGTGTTAATGGAGGAGTTGTTATTCCAAGAGGGACTTCTCTTGTTGGTCTTGATTTAAGAAAAACTAAAATCAGACCAAAGTATGTTCCAAATCCCACAGATTCTTTTGTAAAAAACTCTGCAATCTTTAGAGTAACTGGAGCGTGTTACTTCTGGCAGTTTTCATTCTTTGATGCTGATGAGTCTGGTCTCGTATATACCCATCCAACATTCTTCACGAGCGGTTATCAGTCAACTCCAAGATTTTCTCACCATAAACTGACTTGTTTTGAGTATGCAGATGGTGTTAATGAAGTCCAAGATTATGGTCTTACCGACCTTGATATGTATTATAGCAAATTGGCAAATGCTTTTAATTCATATCGCCCAATTCCTGCAGATGCGAAGTTTCCTGCAAGTGATGATGACTTTGCAAAAATGGATCCAGAGTGGCAAATTGTTGGGGCATTTGCTTCAGATCCCATTGACATTCAAACAGTTGTTTCTGGAAATGGCACCACAGCAAGCACATTAGTTACAGTTACAACAGCAGATAATCATAATTTGAATGTTGGCACTCCAATTAAAATCAAAGGAGTATCTACTTCAACATACAATGTTTCAACAAAAGTACAAAGTGTCCTAAGTGCAACTCAATTTACATATCTACTAGAATCCTTCCCAATCACTATGGATCCGACTCCAGTAGTGACTGGAGCAACAGTTACAGTAGAAACTGATACAGTATCAGGTGCTTCTCCTTATATCTTTAATGTATCCTTACGTTCTGTATGGGGTATGAATGGAATGCACGCTGATGGCAGCAAAGCATCAGGATTCCGTTCTATGGTTGTTGCTCAGTTTACTGCTGTGTCTCTACAAAAGGATGATAGGGCATTTGTAAAGTATGATCAAGTTTCCAGATCTTATGGTAGTGTAAATTATACAACAGTTTATGGTAGTGCTTTACCTACAGGTGCATCTCAAACTGATAGTAGTAAAGTTTATCACCTAGACCCAAGAGCAATTTATAGAAAGGATTGGGAAACAAGTCATATTAAAGTTTCCAATGATGCTTTTATTCAAATAGTATCAGTATTTGCAATTGGATTTAATAAGCACTTTGATATTGAGTCTGGTGGTGATGCTTCGATTACAAACTCTAACTCAAACTTCGGTCAGATATCTCTCAACTCTGATGGTTTTAAAGCAGAAGCATTTGTAAAAGATAATAATGCTTTTATCACTTCAATTATTGCTCCAAGAGATATTGACACTACAACTGAAGAAAACATTGAATGGTTGTCAATTGATGTTGGACTGACAACTTCTGTTGGGGTATCAACTCATTTATATCTGTATGGATTAACTGCTGAAGATGGTCTTCCTACAAGTGTTACACAGGGTTATCGTATCGGTGCTCGAACTAACGATAAGTTATATCTCTCAATTAACAACACTGAATATTCTGCAAACATTTATATGCAGGATGGTATAACCAGTGGTTATAAAGTTTATGATGTGTCCAGTGTTTCTTCGTCAACTCTTACTCTTGGCGCACATACACTACAAACTGGTGAAAAAATCATTATTAATAGTGAAACTGGAGATTTGCCAGAAAATGTAACTTCACATATTGTTTATTATGCAATTCGTGTCAATTCTACGCAAATTAAGTTAGCAACTTCATCTACTAATGCTTTAAACAATGAATCATTAACAATTTATGGTGGTACACAACTTAAAGTTTATAGTAGAGTTTCTGATAAAGCAGCAGGAGATATTGGATCTCCAATTCAATTTGACAGTAATGTAAGTAACTGGTATATTACAGTCAATTCTGCAAACCAAATTTATAATCAAATCAATACTCTTGGCGTAGCAGGATTATCTGAAACTACAGATTTAGTTTATGTAAAACGAATTGTTGATGATAGAAGTTTAGATGAGAAGATTTATAAGTTAAGAGTTGTTATTCCAAAAGAACTCACTAATGCTAAAGATCCAGAGGATGGATTCATTCTTCAGGAATCAAGCACGACAGGTGCAAGAGTAGGTGATTTTACTCGCACGACTATTTCTAGTGCAGATTTTGAATATAATAAAAATCCTAGATTCATTACAACTTGCACATTAGCATCTAGCACAGTTACAGTATTAACCTCTCTCCCACATGGTTTGAATGTAGGAGACTTGGTAATTATTCGCAATGTAACTGATGCTAATAATACTAGTGGTCTTTATGATAAAGGATATAACGGAAAATTTGCTGTAGCGTCTATTGTAAGTGATGTATCATTTACTTACTCAACAACCGATGTAAACGGAAAAGTTCATGCTCCAGGTGCAACAAGCACTAACGATATTGACTCCAGAACTACTGAAGAAGAAATTAAGAGTCTTCCACGCTTCGAAAGAAACGATTTACAATCAAATCTCTATGCATATAGAAATGAGGAGATAACACCATACATTGAAGGTGTTCAAGATGGCATATATCATCTATATCTACTGAATTCTAGCAATCCAATTACTAGTGAGTTTACAAATCTTGAGTATTCACAAAAAACCACAGACATCTATCCACAGTTAGATCGTGATAATATTGATGCAAACCCACCAGCAGCAAAAACATTTGCCCTTCGCTCTCCAATTGGTGAAGTTAATACAAGTGATCTTAAAAAGAGTGTAACTAGAGAATCTATTGATAAGTTATCAACTGCTTTTAGAATTGGACAACCAATTCAAACAGTTTCTTCATCAACATCAAGTGCATCTTTAACTTTTGATAGAAAGCATGGTCTTGGTAGTGTTGTTACTGGAGTTTTAAATACTCCAAATGCAAATTACAATCCAGGAACTTACTATGATGTAAAACTTTATAATGAAATTGGTTTAGTTAATTGGAATGGTGCAACAGCAAAAGTTGTTGTAGAATCTGGAGGAAATGTAAGTTCTATATCCATCATTTCTGGAGGTTCTGGATATGCTAATGGTTCTGTCCTTTATTTGGATACCTCAAGAGTTGGTAATGGTGTAAATGCAACTTATACTGCAGGAATTTCTACTAGCATTGGTGATGTAGTTCAAGTCACTGGTATAGGCACAGCAACTGATGGATATTACAGAATCAGTGCAATTAACTCCCAAACACAAATTTCCGTTGCTAAGACTGCTGGAGATCCAACACCAATTGCAGGGCAATATGCTTTTATTGTAGGTCCATCATCGAAAATTACTTCTACATCATACAATTCTGTAACTGGAATTACAACTTTTATAACTGAAATTCCTCACGGATTATTAAAAGGCAATAAGTTTAGGGTTATCAATTCCTCTAATAATAATGTTGGAGATTATGTTGTTGAAGAAAAAGTTGGTGTTACTTCATTCACTGCAATTACTAATCAGTCTCTGAGTGTCACAAATGGTTATATCTTAAAGCATGGATTTTCTTCAAATGAAGCAATTTCAGATTCTAGAGAAGAAAACTTTGGAGTACGTCAAATTTCATTCTATGATGGTGAAATTACCAGTCTCTCGACTGCAATTTCTGAAGATTCTTCTGCAACAACGTTAGTAGTCTCTTCTATTAACTCAGGTATTGGTACTGCAGATAGATTTTCATTAGGATCTTACATCCAGATTGATAATGAAATCATGAGAGTCAAAGAAACTGGCAATTCTCAATTTGAAGTACTTCGTGGTGCTTTAGGTACAAGAAAAGAATCTCATAGTGCAGGATCTCTGATTAAGAAAATTAACCCAATTGCAGTTGAATTCCGTAGACCATCTATTCTTCGTGCTTCTGGTCACACATTTGAATATCTTGGTTATGGACCAGGAAACTATTCAACTGGATTACCTCAAGTTCAGGTTAAATCACTGACCGAAAGAGAAGAATTTTTAGTTCAATCCCAAGAAAGATCTGGAGGCATTGTTGTTTACACTGGTATGAATAATAGTGGAGATTTCTTTATTGGAAACCAGAAGAAATCATCTGCTACAGGTGAAGAAACTACTTTTGATACTCCAACACCTACTGTTACTGGGGAGGATCCTGCTAAGTCTAGTGTTGTTTACGATGAAGTTACCATTAAAGAAAGACTTTTTGTTGAAGGTGGAGACTCTGGAGTAATTCTATCACAGTTTGATGGTCCTGTCACGTTCAATAAGCAGATTAGAGTTAAAGGAAATTCAACTTTCAGTGGTCAAGTAAGAATTACAAATGAAACTTCTTCAGATTCTACTGGAAAGGGTGCTCTGATAGTTAAAGGTGGAGTTGGTATTGGTGAAAACTTAAATGTTGGTCAAAACTTAAATGTTACTGGTCAAACTACTCTTACTGGTTTACTTGATGCAAATGGTGGTGCTTCCATTGACAATATTCAGATAGGAGTTACTGGAGATAATGAAATTGATACTTCAAGTGGAAATTTAACATTAGATTCCTTCAGTGGTCTTACAACAATTGACGACAATCTAAGAGTTACTGGCGTTTCTACATTTGATGGTGCCATTACTGGAACTATTTCCACTGCAACTAATGCAGTCAATGCTACTAATGCAGTCAATGCCACTAATGCAGTTAATGCAACTTATGCTACAACTGCAGGAATTGCTACTAATGCAGATAATATTAATATTTCTGCAACAACATCATCTGACACATCTACATCTGTTGTTTTAGTTGCAAATCAAGCAACAGGAAATCAAAGTCCATTTATTGATAGTGGATTGTCTTACAATGCAAATACAGATGCATTAACTGCAGGATCATTTGTAAAATCTGGAGGCACATCGAGTCAATTTTTAAAAGCTGATGGAACTACAGATTCAAATTCATATCTAACTGCAGTCCCTGACGGATCAATTACAGCAGCAAAATTAAGTAGTACTGGTTCAAATGGAAATCCTCCAGTTTATGGAGTTCGTGCTTGGGGAAGAATGGAAAATGGAAAAACAGCAGACCCAGATGTAGCATATGGCGGAAACATTGCTAATATTACTAAATCTGGTTCTGGAGCTAGCTCAGTATATACAGTAGTATTTACTTACGATATGCCTAGTGCTCAATATGCGGTTTCAATTACTATAGATAGTGGTAATGATCATGTATGCCAAGTAACTGAGAGAAATGTTGGTAACTTTAAATTTAATGTATTTGATCCAGGGGCAGGTAACGAAGACCAAACAGACATTGATTCAGTTTTGTTTATGGTTGTTTGTTAAAAATAAGGCATTTAACATAATAACATAAATACCTTAAAAAGTCTACACGATGGCAAATTATACAAAGTCATATAACTTCAGAAATGGTCTTCAAGTTGATGACGATAGTTTTGTAATTAATGCAAATGGACTAGTTGGTATCGGTACTTCTGTTCCTTCAGAGTATCTTGTAAGTGTTTATGGTGATATTAGAACTACAGGTATTGTTACAGCATCATCAACAGTAACTGCACTTGGAGGATTTACTAGTGGCACTGGTAATCCTATTAAAATTAGTGTTTCTGGAAGTGTATTAACTTTTACAGTTACTGGTGTTGGATCTACAAGCTTGACACTATACTAAAAACCATGTAGACTACCTTTGTCCCGGTTGAAGATGAGGCTTTAGCTCTCTTTAAGACACTTTAAAAACCGTCACACAAGACCCTTTGGAAGGGTCTTTTTTATTGCTATAATATCTTCATACGCAATGAGACCTGTGACCCAACTTCGTCCTCACCAACAACGTGCTTTGGGCATGATGACCAACCATTGTAAGGGTATCATTTGTGCCGTGACTGGTGCAGGTAAGACCCTTATTGGAGTCTTTGATACCATGAAGCAGTTTGAGAACGATCAACCTCAGACTGTTGTTGTGGTTGCTCCAAGGTTGATGTTAGCAAATCAGTTGTCTCATGAGTATCTGGAGTTTATTACCAATGCCTCTGTATTTCATTGTCATAGTGGAGATACTAAGCATCAGTCTTCTACAAATCCTAGTGTGATTCGTAAGTGGGTTCACAATACTCCTGGTCACAAACTGATCTTTACAACTTATCATTCTCTTCATCGTCTGATTGAAGCAGATATTGAGATTGATACTGCACATCTGGATGAAGCACATAATTCCGTACAAAAGAACTTCTTTCCTTTTGTAGAAAAACTTTCTGAGCGTTCAAAGCGTTTTTATTCTTATACTGCAACACCAAAGTATTCTTCTCAATTCAACAAACCTGGAATGAATTGGGGGCATGTATATGGACAAATGATTGTGAATATCTCTGCTCCTGAGATGGTTTCTGGTGGTTTTATTGTTCCTCCTCAGATTTGTACTCAGCAGATTAGATCTGATCGTGACAAGGAATTTGCTGCCGAACGCGATTGTATGACTCTTTTGGATACAATTCTCAATGAAGACAACATGCAAAAGGTTCTTGTTGCAGCACCGAATACTAAGGTTTTGATTCGAATGCTTGCTGAGACAGAATTTATGACCGAAGTTCAGTCTTACGGTTATGATGTTCTCTGGATTACTTCTAAGTATGGTGCATTTGTAAACGATCAAAAAGTTACCAGGGAACAGTTTTTTACTACCTTAAAGTCCTACGGTAGTGACCCTTCTAAGAAATTCATTCTTCTTCACTACAGCATTCTTTCAGAAGGTATTGACTGCCCTGGATTGACCTCCTGCATCCTCATGAGGAACCTTGATTACATTGCTATGGCACAGACTATCGGAAGGATCATTCGTCTTCATCCAGAGGATTCTAGGAACCTCTCAGAGGGTTCCTTGATTCCAGGCAAAACCGAAGATTATGTGAAGTCCTATGGTTTTATCCATGTTCCAGTGTATAGTAACACTGGTATTGCAACTGCTCGACGACTTCAGAGTGTTGCGGATACTATCTTTGTTCAAGGTCAACCTGTAATTTCAACCATTCAAAAGTGAGGTTTTAAATCATGAGACATCGTATTACTTGCATGGTTAGTGGTCAAACATTTTATGTCGAATGTTATGCCCGTAATCGTCAAGATGCAATTCGAGTTGCTCTTGCACAATATCCAAATGCCCGTATAATGTCCTCTACAGTTGTATTCTAATGAACATTCAAAATGAAGGTATTTTAAATGCTACTCCAGGAGATCCTAATGGTTATGTGACCAAAGATGGAATGTGGGCAGCAGTTCCTTGCGGTAAGAAGTTTATTATTCTTCACAATGGGCAACAAGTCCATACTGCCAACAATTATAAGTCCGCAAAAACCTACATTCAAAAGTCCGCAAAAGGTGCATCGGTAGCAACTCTTAAAGAATTTCTATGACACAGACATTTAAAGTCACATCTGACGCTCCTTATGATAAGCACGACTATGAAGTTGTGCTGAAAAATAACAAAAAGATATTTTTTGACAATTGGGAGGACACTCAGGTGTATTGGTATCAAAACTGGCAGATTCCAGATTTTTTGGATGTTATAATCGTCAAAGATAAAAAGAAGGTTAAGAGTAAAGGTTTCTCTTGATAAATATTCGAAATATGGGAGATAGTAATGGTTACTCTGTTACTTACAATAACCATATCTTGTGCTGATGCCTTGAGTATCATTCATCGTCTTACAAAAGTTACTGGACTAACTCCAATTCAAAAGTCGGAAATTATCCAGGAAGTGCGTAAGACCATTCCTTTTTGCCCTGTAACAATCAAAAAAGATGACAAATGAACAATGGAATCGTGGTCTTGACTTGTTTATCGAGTCAGTTCATAAACCAGACCACGAATTGCAACAGTGTGCCCATAATCAGAAATGTTACAATGAGTTGATGGCAGTTAGAGAAAATGTGTTAGAATATCTGAAAACAATCAGACGATGAATACTACATATATCTACTTTGTCATATTCTTTTGTATTGCTTACTTGATTATCACAGACCAGTCTGTAGCAAGAGGATTTTATTTGCTGACTCAAATTGTAAGAGTTCAATACGAAAAAACAAAGTGGTGGATACTTCACAATCCTCGTAATCCGATTGTAAAGTACATTATGTGGAGAAGGGCATATAAACTTGCGGAAGAGATACAGAAAGAGATAGAATCTAAAAATAAATAAATCACATCTGGAAAAACTTATGCTTTCTACACAATACCGACTTAAACTTGAAGAAATTTGTAATCGTATTGCAAGACACGAAGAGGTAAGTTTGGAGGAGATGGTTTGGTGCGAAAAACTTGCCAAAGCAAATCGAAGTGCCGCCACAATACTTCGTCAGGCAAGAAGAAAGGCAGAGAATCCTGATATGGTTGAAGGTGATTTAGATGACTTTATGAATCAGATGGATCTTGGTGGTCTAGGTCACGAAAGATATGGTATTCGTGGATTTGATTCTCCTGAAGATCTGCACGATTGGTTTAAGAGAGACGACGACGAAACCGATTGGAGACAAAGAGACTGATGAAAACACTGCAAGAGTTTCTTTTTGAAGAAGAAAAGTCCTCAAAAGCAACTGCTGGATACCAAAATGAACCAAAAGGAAATGAAAAATGTTCCAATTGTAATATGTGGAGACCACCTAATGCTTGTACTGCCGTGAAAGGTAAGATTTCATCTGATGGGTGGTGCAAGTGGCATCAGTATGACAGAAAGAATAAGACTTGACAAGACCTAAAAAAACCTTTATAATACACCCATATATACCCATCATCATGGATTACAAACCTTATAGTATGGAATGGAGCAGGAAGAGATATCTTTCTGAAGCAATCCAAAAATATTTTGACACTGACGCATCACTGGATGTTGTGTTGGATGATATTGTGAGTATTCTTGAGGATAATGTAGCACATCACAAGAGTCGTGCTGAAAGGTTTGAAGAAGTTTTAAATGGTCTGAAGTCGTTGCCGTATTGATATGAGTGATAGAGCACAAGCATTGATGAACTCCATTTGGGAAGCAAGAAACTCTGGTGCTGATACTGAAGAAAAGTTGGTTTCTGAAATTTTAAAACTTGTTTCTGAAACTGCTGTATTTTATAATGCACAAGATGGTAGGATTGTATTAGATAAGAATGATATTCTACAATTAGCAGAGGAATTGGCACAATGAAATTTATCTCTTTTAAGCACCGTGAAGACTACGGAAACGACTGGTATGTTATGGTGCTTCATACAAAACGATGGGCACTTCTTCAAGCATCAGTTTCTTGGAATGATTATGCTGCTTGGCCTTATATTCAAATCAAATCAGGTAATGGTAGTCTCTTAAATTTTATGTTCTGGGCATATAGGTTTGGACTTGATATCGGAATCATTGAAAGGACTTGGAATTGGGATTGGGATTATCTAAAAGACATTGATGTAGAGGAAGAAGATGTTTAGCACACCAGTTAGGGGAACACATCCCAACAAAACCAAGATGAACTGGTGGGAATACTGGATTGGTCACTGTTGGATGACTGGATGGCAGAGCATTCGTTGCACTTTCCGTATCTGGGCAGATCTGATGACATCCAACTATGATGGTTATGCTCTTATGAAAGAAGACGATCCAGAATCAGAATGTCTTGAATGGTTCTGGGCATCACTGAATGAAGATGACGTGTATCCGAAAGAGTTTCTTGAATATTTGATGCAAATGGTTGATGACATTGAAACTGGTAAAGAAAAAGTAGTCCCACTTGATGAGGACTTCTTTGATAGAATGAAAGACCTTGTAAAAGATGTAGAGTTGGGTGACGATTACGAAACTGGCACACTGGACGAAGCAGATGAGTCTTGATATCTTATAATAGTTTTATAGACATCATAATATTATGAAAGTTAAAGTTGTATCCGATCTTCATCTTGAGTGTTGTGAATATGAGTACGAACTTCCTAATCTTGGTGAAGGTGAAGTTCTGATTCTTGGTGGCGACATTTTATGTGCTCGCCACTTCAAGAAAGATGGCAACTTTCACAAGAACTATGAAAGATTTGTGAAGCGTTGTTATGATAACTTCGATCATATTCTTTACATCGCAGGAAATCACGAAGCATACGGATACAACTATGAAGGTAGTTGGAATGTTCTGAAAGAGCATCTTGGAAATCACTTTCACATTATGGAAAATAGTGTTGTTAAGATTCGGGATTGGGTTTTTATTGGTTCTACATTCTGGACTAACTTCCGTAATGAAAATGCTCTGGAAATGATGGAAGCATCACAGTGTATGAATGATTATAAAACCATTCGTATCACTTCAAAGTATCGTAAGATGAACCCTGATGATACTTTGGGTTTTCATAAAAAATCCAAACAATTCTTGCTGGATCAGTTAGAACTTTTCAAAAATCAGAAAATCTGGGTTCTTACGCACCACGCACCCTCATACCAGTCCATTCACGAAAAATTCAAAAGTAGTGGAATCGCAAACGGTGCCTACGTCAGCGATCTTGATGATCTCATCTTAGAACACCCTGAGATTAGAGTATGGTCTCACGGTCATACCCATACTTCATTTGACTATAAGATTGGTGATTGTAGAGTTGTATGTAATCCCAGAGGATATTATCCTTTGGAAATGAATCCAGACTTTAATCCCGACTTTGAAATTGATACAGACAATCTGTAAATTGGCATAGGCGCACTTCACAAGTACTCTTTTCTGTTGTATAATACTCCCATAAGTAACAGACCAATGCACTACCTCTGTCTTCTGGACGGCACCATAGAATATGGTAGCACTAGTTTGAGTGACTTTGCTCACTACCAACTGATGTATGCTGAAGAACATCAGGATGCCGAAGTCCAGTATCTTACTCTCACTGACGAAGAATACGACCAATTTTTTGCTCCTCTGGATGAAGAAGAATGAGAAAAGTCAAAGTAAAACCAAAGTCCAGCAAGGCGAAGAACCGTCTTGCTAATATGATGGAAAACAATCCTGTTTGTATTGTAGAGCAGGATACTGGTGGTGAGTTGTTTTTGGCATCAGAGAATCGCAAATACTTCTTCTGGGTCAGCACTCGTACAGGTACAAATCGTTTTGGTGACAAATCTGATTCTCATTGGGAGGTGATTGAATGAAACCTAAGTTCCGTGTCATTTTAGAACAAGCAATTGAAGAAGGTGTGAGGCGTGGGTATCATCGTGCCTTCAAGCACGTTGAAAATCCCACTGAAAGTGCTATCATAGAGCACGTTGAGGAGGCAGTGATGTCTTCAATCTACGAATACTTTGACTTTGAGGAGGATGAATGAGTTTTTCTAAGACTGTTTCTGTTTGTGCCGCTCTCGCAAGTATCTTTGCTGCTGGTGCTGCTGGTTGGAAACTAGCAAATGAAAATCAATCTCAACCTGTAGAGCAAACACAAGATGTTTCTGTTTTTGAAGAAAAAATTAATCAACTTGAAGAAGAACTAAAACAAGTGAAAGAACAACCAAAACCCGTAGTGATACAACAACCCACAGTACTTCCTCCACTACCACCTGTTCCTGAACCCAAACCAGGAGAATTTGAATGACCTACGACCAACTCTACGAGCATATTACCTTTTATGTTTCTCAAGAACTTGATGATAAGCGTAAGGCATGTTTAATTCTTGGTGCTGTCATGGAGTTTATGCTTGATTGTCTTGATGAAGGTGTAGATCCTCGCACACTTGATTTGACTGGTTTTGTTAACGAAAAACTTGATGAGTTGGAGAACAAAAAATGAAAACCTATAATCTCACCATCACTGAAAAGCAGGCACGAGCACTTGTAGATGCTACTGATTTGCTTCAAAGAGTTCAACTGGGTCAGTGGAGAGAAATTCAAGATAATCTACCTCTTCAAAAACCGATTGATTATGCAGAATTTCATCAAGATATGAGAATTATTGGAGCAATTCTATCCAAACATATGATTGATGGTATTGATGGTGGTGCTTCCTCACTTGGAGTAGGACATCCAGACCTTCCAGAAAGTAATGGAATTCTTTATGACCTTCATCGGGTCATTCGTAGGAAACTTTCTGTGGAACGAGCAGTAGAAGAGGGTATTATTGAGAATGAAAATGTTTCCAGAAATGAAATGCCAATTACTGTGGATTTTGATTTACCTATGAAATGGGGCAATGAACCACTTGCTAAGATGGAAAGGATCAGTTGAACAACTGGCACAGGGCACCTCCACGGGTGCCCTTTTTGCCATATAATAACTTCAGTTCAAACAAACCAATGGACGACCAACACACTCTTGACGTTCAAATTGCTAACACGCTTGAGAAGATTCAAGAGATCAACCCTGTTCTGTATGGTATGTGGTATAGTAAGTTGTATCCTCCTTATGGTGATAACAAACACTGGACTGCCGAAACTCTTGCCAGATTGAACAACCTTTTGGAATGATCAGAACAATTCTCAATCAGTTTCCAGTTAAGTATGGATCTTATTCTGCTGAAGGTAACAAGATCCGTAGGACATTCTCCAACGGGTTTAGTTACATCGCATCAGAATGTAAATCGCCACAAGAAGCACAACGCATCGTAAATGATCTCAACTATCTTACAAGCAAATGATTGTAATTATTACAGGTAGTTTTATTGCTTTAATCATCTGTAGTATTCTTTTCAAACTTGACGGACTAAATGACATTCAAAACGATGACTGAAACCAAAACCTATCCCTACCTCAAATACATTCCACATTTTGTTGCAATTCGGTTGATCGTGCTTGGTCCGTTTGCGATTGCACAAGCAACGGCAGAGTTTATTTCCAATTCTCTGGACAATATGTGCCATAAGATTGATAAATTTCTTCCATCACCTTATATTGAACAGCAAGTAGAATGGGATCAGTTGCCCAAACGAAATCAAGAGGCGATTGAGTATCTTGCAAAAAAGCGTGATACTACCAAAGAACGAATTCTTATTCAAACTGTGAAACCATGACTAAACAACTACCACAAAAAACACACGCAGAAACACTAATCAAGGTCACGGAAGAATACACTCTACGACCCAAAACAGGTGATCGTGCTCGTGTATGTATTGCTACTCTTCAGTATCTGCTGGACAACTTTGCTTACAATGTTGAGTATGATGCGGATGGTTGGGGTGGTTCTGTTAAATGTGTAGAAACTGAAGACATTGAACATCTTATTTACCAACTGCAAAAACTGAAATGACTGAAGAAAGTTTTGGTGTGTGTTTTTTTTTTGAGTAATGATTTAGTCATGGTTTCGCAGAAAGATTACCTAAGTTGAACTTTTGATTCAGAAATATTTCTATAATTTTTGGCGAGTCTATAAGAATGAAGGGAGAAATCGTACTGGTCTTGTTGTTGGAGATGGTCTTGGTGTTGGAGATGGTTCTGGTGTAGATCTCAGTGCTTCTGGTGGAGGTAATGTTGGAGAAGTAGATGTTTCTGTTGGTGATGGAGAAGTAGGTTTTTCTGTTGGTACTGGTGATGGTGTTGGTGTTGGTATAGAGTTTTTTGGTTTTGGAACTTTTAATAGTCTTGGATCAGATTTAATTTTTAGTTCTGGTTTTGGTTCTGGTGCTGATTTGTTACCAAAGGTTCCTGAATATGAAATATTTCCACTTACAGTAACTCCAGTTTTACCCTTAATTTCTGATGCAGATTGTGAAGTTCCTGGGGTTGTTAATGCTTTATCTACCGCACCAGATACTGATTTTTGCGTTACAGTTGCTGGAGTAGATCCATAACGAGATTGAACTTTTCCAGACCACTGACCGTATTCAAGAATAGTTTCTCTCCACTCTTTACTCATATTTGTCATAATGACTAAAGCATTATCAATAGTATCTGCATATCCTTCTGTAACCAGATACTCAAAGATGATGTCAAAATTATCAAACTCATAATCTTGCTTCGTAAGACCACCTACAGTCTCCTTTTCTTTATCATGCATTTGGTGATCTTGTAGTCTTCCATTATTTCCTTCAAATTCTTTATAAATATTATTATATGCTTCTAAGAGATTATATAAGTCTTCGGATTTCATATGTTTATAGTTTTTTATTTATTTAGTGGAATGTTGTATAACTGGTTATGTATCTACTGCTGCTGGTGTAGTTAGTTTTCAAAAAGGAAAATGAATAAATATATCCAAAAATAACAGACACAGAATATTATAAGGACACTTCTTAAACTGGCACAGGGCATCTCCACAGGTGCCCTTTTTGCCTTATAATGACTTCATACACAACAAACCGATGACTGACCTTTCCAACTTTACTTACAAGCAAAAACTGAAATGATTGAAATTACATTTACAAGAGAAGAACTCCGTCATCTTTATGATGTTCTTCTTAG